ATACAGACGCAACGCAAATACTACCTTGGCTAGACGAATAAACGTTTAATATAAAGATATGCAGTTAACAGATATACAAAAAGAGATAATCAACAACGAAAATCGCTTCAAGTGTATCATATCGGGAAGACGTAGTGGTAAAACAATGGCCGCTATAGCCAGTCTTGCAAAATACAGCAGATATCCTAATAAAAAGTGTATGTATATAGCACCAACATATCGTATGGCTAAACAGATTGTATTCGATGACTTATATCTTATGCTAAAAGAACGTAAATGGCTAAAGGATGTAAACAAGTCTGACTTAGCATTTACACTAGTAAACGGGTCAATGATATACCTAAGAAGTGCAGATAATCCTGATAGTATAAGGGGTATAGGTCTAGACTATGTGGTATTAGACGAAGCCGCGGATATATCAGAAGAAGCATGGAAAGCCGTTATACGTCCTACACTATCCGATAAAGAAGGGTCAGCAATGATAATATCTACACCTAAAGGCAGAGGGTGGCTATATGATGTATATAATGACGCAAAACATCTTAATGATTGGGCTAGTTGGCAGTTCACAACAGCAGAAGGCGGTATCGTAAGTGAGGAAGAACTAGCACAGGCTCGTATAGATCTAGACGAAAGAACATATAAACAGGAATATGAAGCAGAGTTCGTAGACTATTCAGGACTTATATACTATGCATTCGGCGAACATAACATAAAAGATATGAAGTTCGGGCATAGTGATAACATACCTATTCACGTGGGAATCGACTTCAATATTGATCCAGGCTGTGCCGCAATCGCCTTCCAGTATCAGGGCGGCATACATATATATGATGAAATAGAAATATATGGTACAGACACCAGAGAAATGGTAAAAGAAATAATGCAAAGATACCCTAACAGAAGATATATCTGCTATCCTGACGCCAGTGGTGCACAAAGGCGTACATCAGCAGGAGGCATAACAGATCACTTAATACTGAAAAACGCAGGATTCCAGTTAAAAGTAGGATCAGTAAACCCTAGTGTAAAGGACAGAATAGCAAGTGTAAATGCAGTATGTAAAGCAGACAATACTAGGTTGACAATATCACCTAAATGTGTTAAAATAATAAAAGGATTAAGAAGCCACACCTATAAAGAAGGTACTAGACAACCAGAAAAAAACGGTACGGTGGATTATTCACATTTTAATGACGCAGTAGGATATATGATCAATAATTTATATCCGATGAGAACAGAATACAAACAAACATTTAAGGTAACAAGGAATTTATAATGGCAAATGTAGAATACATAATAAAAGTAATCGAACCAGCACAAGAATATCTAAAAACATTCAGCACACAAACACTAGACGAATGTAGACAACAGGCACAAGAATATCTATGGAATTGTCCAGAGGACACTAAGTATATATATGTAGCAACAAGAATAAAAAACAAGGAGAAAGTATGAAATTACCAGAATATTTAAGCAAAGAAAGTAGCCACGTAACACCGGGCATAAACACAATGAGTCTAATAGGATTAAGTCTTATGTGGGGTCATATGTTAGATATGATATCACTATGGTTCTTACCACTAACATTCTTAACACTATTATCAGGATTCGGTAACGAGATTCGTAAAAGAGACTGATATGGATGAGTTCACAAGGAAGTCCACTCAACATATGGATCAGAAGTTGGTTAAACAGGCTATAAAGGCTATAGACAAGTCACCAGAACTAAAAAAGATCAGAAGTATAAAAGATGGCATGAGTTATAGTGAAATAAACACAGGTGTAAACGACCAACAGTACAAAGACAATTATGACAAGATAGAATGGGGTAAGAACAAATCAAAACCTACATTCAAAATCAGAGTCAATGGTAAAGTTATCAACGATGAAGAAGAGTAATTGGCACGGCGGTAAAGGTTCAGGCAGACGCAGTAGTCAAGATGACAGTAAGTATGCTGACAATTGGGAAAAGATATTTGGAAAGCCTAGAGCTAATATAAACACAAGAAATAAGGAATCAAATAATGGCAAAACAGGAAAACCCTAAAGGATTAATAGCATATTTTAAGGTAGGTATAGCAATAGGTAATCAACCCTTAGAATACAATTATACACACATAATGGCACCTACAAAAGAACATATGGATTTAGCAGTATTAAATTACGTAATGAAATATGGCCTAAGATCTATAGAATCAGTTACACAGGAAGAGTATGAAAAACACAAAACAGGATAAAATAGATTTTACAGCAAGACCACACGAGGATATGTATAACGAATGGTTTTATGGCTACTTCAATTTACCTAAAGATCAAAAGGCACAGGAAAGGCTAGCAGACAGTGAAATATATCAAAAACACTTAATGGCAAAAAAATACGGTATTCAATTATATAACATGTTCGGAGCAAACAATGAAAGCAATACACAAATACAAAAACAGCAAACACCCAGAAGCACTAAGAAGAATAGCACAAAGTTATGGCTATAGAATGAGCATATGGGATATGCCACATATGGTAGCATTGCTACAACGTGCAGGAATATTCTTACCAGAAGAAGATACTCCATCTATAATAGCAGACACAGAAACAATAACACTATAAAAGCCCTAGCGGGTCCATTCAACGGGTATGCCATACCCAGATTCCAGGTCACTCGCTAGGCACTCTAATAAATAGAAGTAAGATTAACAGGGCTGTTAATTTATAAATTAATAAAATAGTACGTCCGGTAATCTTCTTCAATCGTTTAATGGCCTATATTATAGGCCATTTCTTTCTATGCACCATAAGTAAAAGTGGCTTGTCCTAACTTGCTAACACCGATGTAAAACAACGGTTAAAAAGACTCACGATTATGTGAGTCTTTCTTTCTAATCAATATAAATATTATTGCAAAAAGATTACAGGTGTAATCTTGCTCTGTTTACAGTTGTGTATGGTGTAAGCAGATAACTACAATAATTTATATCTAAGTGCCCACTTGCCGTGGGCATTTATTTCTTAGAGTATAAATACTATTGTGGGCAGACATATCAAATTTGATTCTGACGATTGGTCTCCGAAGTTCACTTATGCTTTGCTCACACCTAATTTAGCCGAATTAGATAAATAGTATGTACCGTACGAAAAACATATATATGGAGAAACCAGTTGGCTAACCACTTCGATTATCATCAATTTATATTAAATCAAAATCCACTATATACGAAATACTATAAAGACTGGAAATTGGCGGAAAGAAGCCTATATGGCGGTCAGTCATATAAGGATGGGCAATATTTAAGAGCATATGCCAGTGACTATACTACAGGGTCAGAGACCATCAATACGTACGATATAGACTCAGAAGGTAATACACTAGGCGTTAAAAAAGCAAAAGCAAGAAACGTAAATAGCCCACAAGAAGCAAATAACGGAGTAGCATTAAGCAACTATTATCAAGAAAAAATAGATAATGTTCCGGTATTTCCATACACCAGACTGTATGTATCAGAGTACAATGCTATGCTATTTAGAGTAGCACCACAAAGAACATTACCGGACACACCAGAAATAAATGCATTCTTAAACAATGCAGACGGCGATCAGAATTCGCTAAACGAATTTATGAGTATGGTTGATACATTTACAAGCACAATGGGAGTTGTGTGGGTAAGTTGTATCAAGGCTAAAGACTCAGCATATCCTAAATGGAGAATGCACAAACCTACAGATGTAACTAATTGGAGTTACAAATACACATCAAGCGGCGACCTAGTACTAGATAAGGTTGTCATACGTATAGCAGAAGACTATAACGTAGAAATATACCAAGTTATTACAGATCAATTCATAGATACCGTATTCGTACAAATAGACGAAGACGAAGATATATACTTACCAGAAGACGTAGAGTATATAGAAGGTACAGATGATTACGATGGATATTACAGAATACGCCAACCTAACGAATTAGGTACGGCCTCAATCGTAAGACCCGTATATCAAAGCACGCCGATACAGAATGGCATAGGGCATACGCCCATCTTTGATATCGCACAAATACAACGTAGTGTATACAGTCTAGCAGGAGAACAATATAGTGCCGTGTCATATGGCCTTCACCCTGTTAATATCTGTGACGAAGAAACGTTCAACCGTAATGGTTCAAGTGTTGGTGCCGAGCCTGGATCTCTTGTTATAACTGGAGCAAGTCTCGACGGGCAACCTAACTATACATACGAATTCGTATCACCAGATCTAAGTAGTCTAGGCGAAATAAGAACTATTATGGATCAGCAAATAGATAAAATGAACCAAGTAGCAATGATAAGAAGCGAAGACTTAATCAAAGCATCTCGTTCAGGCGCACAAATAGAACAATACGATAGTAAATTAGAAGCATTTATACGAAAGAAAGCAACAAGTATGGAAAATGCAGAATATAATTTATGGAGAATATGGTTCGATTGGATGGGTCTACCCATGCCAGACGACATAGCAATAAGTTATAACAGATTATACAATCAGAAAGGATTGGAACACGAAATTAAAGAAATAGATACACTATTAAGTGTATATGAAAGATACTCTAATGTATTCGATGATGAAGAAGAATATACTATAAGAGATTATGAAACAGAAGCAGAAGCAGAGGCTGAAGCAAAGAAATTAGGCGGCACAGGCACTCACAGTCATACGAGAGAGGACGGATTAGTCACGTATATGCCTTTTGCTACACATGAAGAGTATGAATTAAGATTAGAAATGATAACAGGTGTTGATATGACAGAAGCACCGGAATTTAAGAAAGATTTACAGAATAAGTTGAAGGAAAGATTAAAACAATTGGTAGATTCAACTTATACTAATAATAGCCTGTAAAAAGGCATAGGTAGGGTGTAACATAACATCCGTAAACGAAAAATACGTTTACTTCTACGAATAAAAGGAGATAATGATGGAAGCATCAAATGACACGGCAGTTCAACCCGAAAACGTTGAACCAGTAACAGATTCTGCAAATCCTGTCGCTACAGAGCAATCAGTAGCAACTGAGACTAAATCTGATAATAATACAACACCAAGTGTTGAGGTCAAAGACGGTAAAACATTTGTTAATGGAGTTAGAGTATATACTCGAGACGACACTAACAGAATAGCCGCTAATGCTAAAAATGAAGTTCAAAAGAATATTCTTAATGAACTTAACGTAGATAGCATAGACCAAGTGAAGCAAGTAGTATCTACTTTGCAAGAGGTTAATCCTGAAGAAGGAACTAACCTAAATGTTGATTCTCTGCGTGATGCAGTTAAAAAACGTGAAGCAACGGTAGAAGAACTTAAATCACAAGTAAACAGTCTAAAGACTGACTTAATGTTGAAAGACCATATGGGTCAATTGCAAAATGCTATGCCAAGTAATTGGTCAGCACAACAAAAAGAGTCTGTAATCAAGTTAATGAAAGCAGACGGTATGTTAGCAGTAGAAGGTGACACATTTGCTATAAGAAACGGAAACGACTTCTTAACAACAGATGGCGAAACACCAGACTATGCTAAAGCAGTTGAAATAGTTGGTAAAGAAAAATTAGGTCTATCTTTTGGTAAACAAGGTGTTGACATACAGTACGGCGAAACAGGATTAAGTGATGCAGGTCAAACGACTAAAACATTTAATCAAGATAAAGTAAACACCGATACTGAATACAGATCGGCGTATATGAGAATACGTCACAATCAGCCTGGTCTTGCTAAATCTAAAATAACCGACGCAATGGTTAGAAAGGAAATGCAAAGATAAGGCAGGATATAACCGGATTAGGCTTAGCCTAATCCATACATTAAATAGAAAAATACTTAAAACAATTTAAGTATCTACAGGAGAAATATTATGGCCTATTCAACAGGTTCAGATACAATTGCTCAAATGTATGCAGATATCGTTCAAGATTTAGTTCCTTACTATCTTGACAAAACGTTACTACAGAACTCTGCTATCATCAGAATGCAATTAAACGTAGAAGGACAAAGCGGTGGACAAATTAGAATTCCAGTTGCTACAGTCCCAACAGGTGCGGCTACAGTCGGAGAAGGTAATTCAATTATTGCTGTATCAGAAGGTAACTTAACACCAGTAGCGGCAAATATTACATTTGCTAAAAGAGGTTCTGCTTCAGACGTAACACAAGAAGCGGTCGAGGATGGATTATTTGATAATGTAGTTGGTGCTACACTAGACAGATTGTCAGGTGTTTTAGCAACAGCAACAGATTCAGCTGGTACAGCCTTAATGAAAACAGAATTCACAAATGATGACGGTGTAGGTGGCGCTAACGCAGACTTTACACAATCATTTGTCTTGTCACCAGACGCGATGGCGTTCGGATCAACCAGAACTCCAACAGTTAACACTTGGTTCAATCCAGATTTTGACAAACATGAATTCAGAGCGACCACACGTAATGGCTTTACAGTACTAGACGATAGATTTGGTAGAACAATTACTTCAGCAGTCCTAGGCGGATCAGAAGCAGAAGCAAACGTACAAGCGGTTGCTACTTCAGTTGCTAACTTAAGATCAGTCAATGCCCCAGTAGGCGCAGACGGAAATTACGTTGGTGTTATTGATGCTGGTCTAGAACTTGCGATTAATAAACAAATCGCAGGCGTAGGTGGATCTACAATTGGAGCACTAAGTGATATTGGTAACAATGCATTAAGAAACGCATTTGCATCAGTATTAGCAGGATGTACTCTATATAGAAGTAATCTATTACCAGACGCATCTTAATTGAGGAGTAAATTGATATGGCATTTATAACAAACGCGAGTGGATCAGTTATATCTTTTGCAGAATATACTGATATAGTACAAAAAGATCAACGTATATTTGAGAGTAATAATCTTAAAATACCAGCAGAATCCGGATTCTTAACAATCCAGGAATTCGTGGAAGATATGTTGCAAAAAAGTACTAATCGTATTTTGTTAAAAATTAAAACATCGGCATGGTGGAGCACATACAATAACTACACAGGTAATACATATGAAATTAGCAACTTACCAGATGTTAATCCGGATCGTATAGATCCTAATAACACATTGGGTAGACAGCAACAATTTACAGATATGTGTGTGTATTATTGTATAAAAGAATACATTGCGCCGTTGTTTGCCGAATTCGGTAATGAAGAATCGCCAGAAGTCAGCAAAATAACATACTACGACGCTAAGTTCGAAGATATATTCCAAGAATTATTAGCAGTCGCAGATTGGTATGATGCAGACGGAGACGGTACTATACAAGCCGATGAGAAATTAACAACATTCGTGCGTACAAGACGTTCAAGATCAAGAAATACTATTGTGGTGGTTAGATAATGAGTAAAAGATCAGATTTAATAACTCAGATCACAACTAACTTATCTGGACATAGCAATATATCCATAAGTGAGGAGTTACCGTTCGATTCGGGCGGTATTCCTCTATATGACAAGAATCTTAACGTAGTGTATGTAGATGAGGAAGAAATTGTAGTAGAACAATTATACAGAACTCTGGATCAGGGCAATGTAAATCAGACAACTACAACTCTGACAGCATATCTAAGTACAGATGCTAAAAATCAATTTAATGATATTAATACCGTTGTTGCTAATTTGCTAATTGCAAGAAACGTAGTCACAAACGTTACAGATAGTAACAGTGATTACGAGACTGAAATTACAGATGATGTAATAACATATACTTTCGAGTATAATTTTATAACTGTATAGGAGAAATATAATGGCAGTAATAAACGTAACAAGCGGTGATCAAGCAATCCTCACATTAGGTAACGTGGCACCTGACTCAGATGGAATCATATCAGGAGGTTTACAAATACCTTTTGTTCAGGACATCACAGTCAATGCTACACCAGGAACAGTAAGATATTCCACTTTAGACAGCACAGCCTCTAGTGCATTTACTACGGTAAATGAAAACAGCATATCTCTAAACGTACTAGTCGATGACGAAGTAATGTTTGGTAATGCAACAGCTACAGGAAATAGTGTTGAAATTAATGGTCTATTACCTACTAGTATTGCAAAGACTGAAGTATACTTCAGTGTTGCAGTAACTGGAACAGGTACAACCGGTGATATCAACATCAGTGGTCAAGGTTTTATTGGCGGATTGGCCCCAACAGCATCTATTGATAGTGCGGTTTGGTTGTCCCCGATGGAAATTATTGTAAATGGTGAGTT